CATCTTCCTCAGTTTGAGGAGATTCAGGCACAACTTCCTCACCTTCAGGTTTTAATGGAACAGGTAATTCCTCTTTAGGCGGGTCGGTAAAAGGAACGTCTTGCTTAAACAATTTACTTAAATCTACCACTTTATTCTTTACTTCCTCTTTGTTATTAAGAATGTCTTCATATTCTTTAGTATCAATACTTTTTCCCCGAATTAAAGTCAATGCTTCGGGATTATCAGGAACAAGAACGGCCGAATATTCTAATAATTCCCATTCTTTAAATAATTTACCCCCACCTTCTATATCTTCAACTTCGGTAGGAATAAAACCAATACTCCAAGCGGACATAAAGCCTTCCTTATAAAGTTCATATACCGTATCGGCCACCGAATAAACTCCCTTGTCAGGAAATCTCAAAGTTGCCATAATTCCATCATCAGTTACTTGAATACTCTCAGTTTTGGCAATAGCCAGTTCATCGTATTTGTGTGAAAGTGCCACAACAGGATTCCGAAGATAATTATCTAATTTAACCCCAGAAGGAATAACAACATCTTTACTTCGGTCAGGGTTTGAAGTAGAAATCCTTACCGTTAAAACTCGGTCTTTTTTTGCTTTGGTTTCGGAAGAATATTCCTTGCGAATTAAATGTTTCATAGCATCTGAATTATTTTACCTTTTATCGGACTTCTTATTATACATTTTAGTCGGTAATCGTTTTTATAAATATAGCAAATGTTTTACTGGCGGTTACAAAGACCTGAATAAATTGCCACCCTTTGGTCAACTGGGTGTTAATTTCAGTCTCAATCTGATTTTTGGTAGTTAAACTGGTAATATCTATAACTTTACATTTATTTCTCATAATGGGCTTTGGGTAATTAAATAAAGTTCATATTTTTTATTCATAATAGATAATTTTACATCACTCCAAACTAAATCACCTGTAATCAATGCCTTAAATTGTGTATATGTTTTTTCTATCCTTGCGGTTGTTTCAGCAAAAGATATTTCAGTTACCTCATTACAGGAACTTTTATAATTAGTCTGAAAATCGGTTTTATCCAAATCGTTTTGGACAATATCAAATCCTATCAAATTTGAGGTATCTCTATAAATGGCTGTAATGTATAAATAATCCATAATTAAGGTTCTGTGTAAAAGAATAGATAAAATGTTATATCAAGTGACTGTTGCATATTATTATAAACTCGGAAAAGATAATTTGAATTTGGCTTCAATATGATTTGATAAGGCGTAGTATAGGAGGGTGAAATATAAGTTTCCCAATCCGAGTGGACAAGATAATCTATTAACTTTGACCCATTTGCCGTTATTGTCGGCATAGTATAAATATTATTCCCAAAAGTTAAAATGCTATTCCGCTTGTTGTTGAAAGGAAAAACCTCCGTTCCATTTGCGCTAACTGTGGTGTTTTCAAAAAGCATTGCTTCGGTAGTTCCTGAAGCGGCGTTTTTATTAACATTGACCGACATATCTCTCAAAGTTAAAACCTTATTTCCAGTTTTAATCAAAACATCGTAATTATTTTGCTTTGCGATAGTTAAAATACCAGCAGGAGTGTAACTCCAAGCCAATCCTCTTTTAACCAAATCATTTTCAACCCCTGTCGCAAGTATGGTTAAATTATCAATCGCCTCTTGGTCGTGAACCAATGCTTCTTTATCTGTATTTACATCAACAGATTTTGTACCATCTGCGTTCCAAATGGTAACATCTTCCGTTGGATTAAGTATGTCAGCCATATATTTATGCTGTTGTTACCTCAACTCCATTAATAAATCCATAAAGGTCTGTATTCCCTTTGTCTTTATTGCTAACCACAAGTAAAACTTTGTCCCCTGCAATAACTTCTATCGGTTGTGGAAATACATACTCAAATGAACCCGAGGCTGTTGATATAAAACCAACCGCTTTGCTTTCCTCTGAGCTTATTGTTCCTGCAAGTAATTCAAACCTTGCTTTTCCAGCCGCCGCACAACCAACCGCTTTAATCATAAGTGTTTTGCCTGTCGGGACCACTTCTGCAACTAAGGTCTTGGGAGTATTAGGCGCACCTTCACTTTCATAACCTACAAAGTGCACATCATCTCCAACCGTAGTTGATACTTGGTTAACATTAAGAGAACCATCGGGGTTAACTATTAACTCATTGTCATCTGCATCGGCTACATTAACTCTACCTCTATTTTTATCGTCAATGTTCCATTGGTTACTTCCGTCAAGGTCAACTATCCTTGCAACCACATCTCCCGCTTCGGTTTCTGTTCTTACTGGTAATGAACTGTCATAATCTGCTGCCATAATTAATCACCTCCCACTTGCTTTGTATTCTTTAATTCTATTTTAGACTTTTCTATTTCTAAAATTATACTTTTTTTTGTTTTTTCATAATCTTCCATACGTGCTTTCAATTTTAACACCTCTAACTCTATCTGACGCAACGAATATGTTTGTCCAGATAATCTACTTTCAAGTTCAGCGATTGTTATTTCTTGATTTTTCATACTTTTATTAAATATCCCCAAAACCCTCCGTTATAATTGTTAGGTTGATGGTTAGGGTTTGCCACTATTAATCCCAAGTCAGTTCCTTCGGGTGCAAGATATTCAAACGCTTCTGTAAAGGAACGTCTTGTCCAAGCATTTCTACCCTTCCAGATAGGAACTTCACCCTCAATTAAGGTAAAAACTCCATCTCCGTTACCTTCCACCCATATTCCTTTTAACATTAAATTAAATCCTGCAGGCACAGAGTAAATGATTAAAGTATCACTATCTTCATTATCAACTTCAAGGTTGTCGGTATAATATTTATTGATTAAATTACTTCCGTTTAACTCCTCTAAGTCTTCAAGAGATATGTTTAAGTTTTCTACATTAATATCAATTTCAATGTTTTCAATAGCGTCAATTATGCCTAACAACAAATCTCTTGCCTCTTTATCCAACCCTACTGGCGCAGGTTGCTGAAGATAACCCACCATTTTTGTAAGATTATCTAGAAATTTCTCTCCATCACTTAATCTAACCGCCAATGGATTTTTTGGACTGGTATGAGTTTCAAATAAACCAAATTGCTTACGAAGAAAATCCTTAAAGGGTTCAAATAACGTAGAGTTTATAATCGTTATAAATTCCTCTAGCCATATCGGTTTTGCTACTTTTACAACCGATGGTATATTAATCTCGGCTAAGTTCTTAACGCTTACTTCACTTGGCGGTATGACCTGGTTAACAATTTCTACCCTTTGTAGGTCTTTGTTATTGGCTATTTCCCCAAGTTGAATTAACTTATCTAATTTAAGGACAAAAATTGTGGAAAGGTCGTCTATTTGACCAGAAGTTTCATTTTGCTTTTGTAGGTTTTCTTTATACGCCTCAATAACTTCTTGCCTATGCTTTTTAAGGAAAGCCAATACTTCTTTGGTTTTATCTTCACCAAGAACTTCATCAATTTCTTCAAGTATTTTTTTTTTATCATTTTTCGTCTTTTCCATATATCCCCTCTAAAACTCTATCCTTTAGTTTTCTTAAGTCCTTAGTTATCTCAACCTTATCCTCCTCACCCTTTGCCTTAGCAACTTCAATTATCTTAATAGCATCTTCCTTTGCCTTTTGTAAAATATCCTCCGCTTCCTTTTTGGCCTTTCCTTTTTCAGTCTCTAATTGAATTTTAATTTCGTCAGCCTTTTGATTAATGTATTTTTCAACTTTGGCAACTGCCCTTTGATAAATAACACTTTTTTCTGTTCCCGTAAGATACTCTACATCACATCTACAATTCGGGTGAACTGGCGGAGCAAAATCACCTGAACTAAAGCCTGAATCCTTTGGAATCTCACCATCAGCCTCATTCATCAAACACTCATCATCAGCATCAGGAAGTGCCAACCATCGTTTAGTCACTACATTATCATCTAATAATCCTGCTTCCAAATTACCTTCTGAATAAGCTGAAATTATCTCTGTCCTTGCCAACCTTGTTGCCATTACATCAGCATTTTCACTATAAAATTGAGTTAATTGTTTGGCAACGTCTCCAGCCCCTAATCCGTCTTTAACTCCCTGTGCAATAATTTCCCTCGCCTTTTCCTTAACCGTTCCGTCTATACTTTTAACCGCAAAAAGTCCTCGTGTTTGAACATAGTCAATCGCCCTTGGATTATCCAAACTAAAAGCAACCTCTGAATTTAATCTTAATAATTGAGTAATGGCGGCTTTTTCAAGATTTGTCTTATAAACATCTTCAAGTTCATCACCAAAATAAGCGTCCATTGAACCAATTGAACCTAAACCTATCCTCAACCAATCATCAACCTTTGCTTTTGTTAATGATTTTGCTTCAGTATTAATTGCAAAAGCAATATCTTCACCAACTTTCTTATAAATAGAACTAAACTTAGTCTTCCTACGTTTTACTTCACTATTAATCCATCTTACCCGACTATTCATAGCCTTCATTCTTTCCTGTGAAAACTGCTTAACTTTCACGTCATAGTTTTTACTTTCATCAAGCGCTTCACCTAAAGGCATATATAAGGCCGAGATAAAAACAGAATCTCCATTTGTAACTGGAGCCAAACCTTCCATTTCCCTTGCTTCGTTAGGAGTTAACCAACCATCTTTCAGACCACTTCCTTTATATTGTAAATCCAATTCCACATTTTGAGGCACAGGGTCATCAAATTCAAACCACATTGTATTCGGGTCTATTCCAAAAAGAGGCAAATAGAATTCGTTTAAGTGGTCAACCAAGAATTGCATACGAGGAACAATAACCCTTTTTGCAAATACATATTCCGAGGCTTCAGCATTTGCCCTATTAACATCTTCTGTTATTCCAAGAATAGTCTTAGGTACTCGGAACATAGCCATAATTTCATCTCTGGTAAACCTTCGCTGTTCAAGGAAGTCCATATCCTTTTGAGATAAGTTCATCGGCTTATAAGTTAACCCTCCCTGAAGAATTGCCATTCGGTGAGCATTATCTAAACCTGTATAGTAACTATCCCACCTTGCCTTTAATCGTTGAAACTCCTCATCAGATATTTCATTGGGTGTTTCCAGTACCGCAGAGGGAACTGCGGAGTTCCAAAAGAAGTTTTTATTCCATTGGGCTGAATAGTTATCAATATCAATCGCCATCGCGGCCGCCTGAACCGTGCCAATTCCTCTATATCTATCCGTCGGATTAAATTTCTTAAAATGAAGAACTTCTGATACGTCAATTGGAATGTCTGAGCCTTTTTCATTCTTGTAAATATAACCACTAATTATTTGTTCCGAACTCCTAACTACGGTGGTTCTTGTAGGGTCAAGAAGCCATATTTCTGCAGGTTTATTTGTAGCAACTCCTCTAGGTAAATACCAAAAAGAATTGCCCGATAATTCAAGATAGGATTGAGTTCCAAGAAAAAGCATTGATGAGGTTGAGAAGTTATTAACATTTTTTAGAAGGTCTAAAGCAATATTGTCGTAAACCTCCACATTTCCCTTATTTGTCCATTTCATTAACCGAAGGTCTATATTGGCCACTTCCTCCGCTATTGCATTAACACAGGTATAAACCCACCCTTTATATGCTTTAAGATATTCATTTCCCTTCATATCGGGAGGAACTGAACCCATTAGGAAAGAAAACAGGTTTGAATTAAATTCTTTTTTGCGGAACCTATCAAAGATACTCATACTTAAAAAATTATAACCTTTTTTGCCATTTGCATTATACAAAAAGAATATCTGCTTTTGGAGGCGATGGCATAAAAGTTAACATTAAAGCATCTGCAAAGTCAGGTGACTTTCCCATTCTCATTTTTAACTCATCTTTAGGTTCAATGCTTAAAACCTTATCGGTATCTACTTTGTATTTTAACCAAGTAATTTGTCTTAATTCATTTAATTTTTGCAATTTGCCTCCATTTTCCAACCATAATTTCATAGTCCAACTTCCTTCAGCCTTAAGATTCTTATATCGGGTTTTGTCTTTAGGCGGACTTCCTACACTTACTCCATTTATTTTAATATCTTTTTCCTTTAATCGGTCAGTAACTCCCCTTCCAATTCCTATATCATCAACAAAGATATTATTTGCCTTAAGGTTGGGATATTTTTTCATTATATTTTCTATTTCAACCACATTGGTCATTGTATCGTTTGACCTGTTTGAACCTTCAACTCAAGCGTATTCCCTATTTCTTA